TGCAAATCGCATGGGTAACGGAGATGAAGCATCAGGTGACGGCTACAAATATTGTGGTCGTGGACTCATTCAATTAACAGGTAAACAAAACTATACTTGGTTTGCCGCATCACTACATATTTCTCCGGATGAAGCATCAGAATATCTTGCTACATTTGAAGGTGCCGCACAATCGGCTTGCTGGTTCTGGGAAACAAATAACCTGAATCAATGGGCAGACAAAGGTGATATTGTGACACTCACTAAACGTATCAATGGTGGAACAATTGGCCTAGATGACCGTATCAAACATTATGAACATGCTCTACACGTATTAGGAGTACACTGATGAACGATAAAAAAATGTTTAGATGGCTAGCCCTTCTTGTTTTATTACCACTTGCACTAGCTATTTTTGGTGGTGACAGATTTCGCTATCCTTGTCAAGACCCATCTAACTGGGACAAACCAATTTGTCAAAAGCCGGCTTGTGATGTAACACGAACATGTATTGAACATGTGTTCAAAGGTCAACGTGATCCAAGATTAGGTCCTCCAGAAGAACCACAAAACATATTAGCAAAACAACAATTAAATATGGCAACACCAAGTTGCCAACCAGTACAACAAGGAGCAAATTGTGGAAAATAATAATTTAATGTACACAGAAGAACAGTTGATGGCTCGACTGAAGTTCTTTATTGGTGTATGCTTATCTCTAACATTGACAGGTATTGTTTTTGTTGTTCTTTATTCTTTAATATTTGTCACACAACCTCTTAACGCAATTTCTCCAATTGACCAGAAGTTCTTTGAGTTGATTGTACCTATTGCCACATTCCTGACAGGTACTTTATCTGGTATCATGTTGGCTGGTGGCTCGAAAGAAGAAACAGAAGCCAAAATGGCATTGATGAAGCAAGCAAGCGAGAATCAAGTCCAAGCGGCTAAAGCAACGGTTGCACAAACACCACCTGTTTCACAAGCACCGGCATCCAATTCATTTTCTTCACCATCTATGCAAATGGGTGGAATGGGTTCACAAATGGGAATGAGTTCCAGAGTTGAACCAACATTTACATCATCCGAAGTGATGACAGGTTTCGGTGGAAAACTTGCACCACCACCTGCACACCAACCGGAACTATGAAGTTTTTAAGAAGTATGTTGAGTGATGGTCATAATGATTCTTGGAGTTCCAAGAGAGTTATAACCTTCCTCGCTTTTATTATGTGTTCGGTGGCCTTTATGAGTAATGTGTTTTTTGGAAAAACTGTGGATAACACACTATTCGACAGTATGATGTATATTGTTGTTGCAGGTTTAGGTTTCACTGCATCAGAAAAATTTGCAAGTCACAAAAATAAAGTTAATTTTTAGGAGTTTAAAATGAAAAAGTTCATAGCGTTACTTACACTTACATTGGTCACAACACTTTCTTTTGGTGCTGAAACTGAAAAAGTTTGCATCGATAAAATGACCAAAGATGGAAAACCTGTTCTAGATAAAGCAGGTAAGCCACAACAAGAATGCAAGACTATCAAAGTTCACAAGAAACTTGAAGGTACCAAGGTTCCAGAAAAGTCAGAAAAGAAATAAAATGGCGACTACAACGGAAAGACTTGGCATTGTTGAAACAAAGGTAGAAAACATCAATGAAAAAATTGATGTTCTTAAAGTGGATGTCAAAGACATGCACGATTGTCTCGATAGAACTCGTGACGACCTCAAGGGTGAACTCGAAAAGATGTATGGTGCTTCATGTGAGCAACATGCCGCTTTGGCCAAGGATATTTCCGAATTAAAGAAGTTGAAAGAAAAGTGGACATACATGATTGCCGGTGGTATAGGCGTGGGTGGATGGATTGCTGGCCATTCCGATAAAATCCTTTCTCTGTTAAGTTAATTACCAAAAATGGTATTGCACTCCAAATAAAAATGTGCTAGAATAACAGAACTTTACATTATGTTGCCTTGTTATGTCCGTTTTTATTGATCGAAAATACCTCAAACTACTCTCTCCAAAATTAAATAGGTTTTCCCAAAAGAAAGAAGACCTGTTTAATTTTCGGTGCCCGTTTTGTGGTGATTCACAGAAGCACCTACACAAAGCACGTGGTTATGTTTACCGCAAAAAGAATGATTACTTCTATAAGTGTCAGAATTGTGGTATTGGTCACACAATGTATAACTTCATCAATTTACTTGATGCAAATCTAGTCAAGGAATATGCACTTGAACGTTATGCAGATACACACAAAACTCCAACAAAAATTGAAAAGACTGAACTGAAGTTTGAAGCACCAGTGTTCAAAAAGAAACCTAAAGGTCTCAATTTACCAAAGATTATTGACCTGCCGATAGATCACTATGCGAAACAGTATTGCATAGGTCGAAAAATTCCAGAGGCTACATATAATACACTATATTATGCAAACGACTTCAAAGCCTTTATTGATGAGTTGCTTCCAGACCATGGTAAAGACTTGAAAGAAGATGATCCTAGACTCATTATTCCCTTTTTTGATAATGATGGTTCCCTATTGGCCGTTCAAGGTCGTGCATTACGTGATTCAAAGATTCGTTATATTACAATTAAACTTGCTGAAGAAAGTATAAAAATATTTGGTCTTGATAGAGTGAATAAAAGTGAAAAAGTATATGTAACTGAAGGTCCAATCGACTCCCTTTTCCTACCGAATGCGGTTGCTACAGCCGATGCTAATTTAGCCAACGCTGTAAATTATGTAACAAGAGATAAGTTGGTTCTTGTGTTTGATAATGAACCTAGAAACAAAGATATATGTAAATTAATGGACAAAGCAATTGAGAATCATTTTGCAATTTGTATTTGGCCTGAAATGATGCAAGAAAAAGATATCAATGATATGATATTATCAGGATTTACAAGTGATGAAATTGTTGACATTATTGACAAGAACACATTCGTGAACTTGAGAGCAAAGATGGAATTTATTCAATGGAAGAAAGTATGAACGTAAAATTAATTAATTATTCACAAAGCCCCGATGGAATGAACTTACTTGAGCAGGTGGCTTTCGCCGCACGTGTATCGAATCCAACAAATCAAAACAATTCAGAAACTGCCGAGAAGTTAGTTCGCTATCTGATTAAGCACCAGCATTGGTCGCCATTGGAGATGGTCTCCGTATGCATGGAGATCGAAACCACACGTGACATTGCACGACAGATTCTACGTCACCGTTCTTTTTCTTTCCAAGAGTTTAGCCAACGTTATGCTGATGCATCACAACTTGGTTTTGAAATTAGAGAAACCCGTTTGCAAGATATGAAGAATCGTCAAAATAGTGTTGAACTAAAAAGAGATGATGATTCTAGAAGACTGGCATATCAGTGGGAAAACATGCAGAATAATATTCAAAAAATGTGTCAAGACACATATCAATGGGCCTTGGAACATGGAATCGCCAAAGAACAAGCACGTGCCGTTCTTCCTGAAGGTATGACATGTTCACGTATGTACATGAACGGAACTCTACGTTCCTGGGTTCACTACATACAGCTCCGATCAGGTAACGGAACACAAAAAGAACACCGTGAAATTGCTTTGGCTTGTGCTGATGCAATTGAACCAATTTTTCCAATGATTAAGGAATATATTAATGTACAATGATGTAGTTAAGTTTATTGAAGCATGTGACCAAGAAAAGACATTAGATAATGTTAAATTATATGATAAACTTATTCGAGAAGAATATGATGAATATGTTGGTGCGCTATTAACAAAAGATGAAGTAGAAACCCTCGATGCATGTATGGATATGATTTGGGTTATTCTAGGTTATTGCTACATGAAAGGCTATGATGTTTCTGGTGCATGGAATGAAGTTGCTAGATCAAATCTAGATAAAATTGATCCAGTAACAGGTAAAGTTAAAAAACGTGAAGATGGTAAAGTGATGAAACCCGAAGGTTGGAAACCACCGCAACTAGAAAACTTTGTAAAATAATAAGGAAAAAATATGGAATATATGGGTATCACAATAGACTTGGAAAAAGATAAACTATTTGATGAATTAGGTATTAAACGATTAAAAGAATCATACATGCGTGATGATGAAACATCACCACAACAGAGGTTTGCATATGTATCAACGTCTTTTGGCTCTAATCCGGAGCATTCTCAACGTTTGTATAATTATGCCTCTAATCATTGGCTTAGCTATAGCACTCCTATTCTTAGCTACGGTCGTTCTAAGCGTGGGCTACCTATTTCATGCTTTCTTAACTATGTTGAAGATACTGCGGAGGGTCTAGTTGATAATCTTTCTGAAACTAATTGGCTGTCTATGTTTGGCGGCGGTGTTGGCATCGGCTTTGGGATACGTTCTGCGGATGATAAGAGTACTGGCGTTATGCCTCACCTCAAGATTTACGATGCCTCTAGTCTTGCGTATCGTCAAGGACGCACTCGCCGTGGCTCTTATGCTGCCTACCTTGATATTAGTCATCCTGACCTTATTCCCTTTTTAGAGATGCGTAAACCAACGGGTGATCCAAATGTCCGTTGTTTGAATCTACATCACGGTATCAACATCACTGATGATTTCATGCAAATCATTGAAAAGTGTATGGTTGATCCAGAAGCGAATGATGCTTGGGAACTAAAAGATCCACATTCAGGTGAAGTACGTGAAGTTGTGTCTGCTAAACATCTTTGGCAACAAATTCTCGAACTCCGTATGCATACAGGTGAACCATACATTCACTTCATTGATACCAGTAATCGTGGACTTCCACAATTCTTAAAAGATAAAGGTCTGAAAGTACATCAATCAAATCTTTGTTCTGAGATTATTCTTCCTACTAATGAAGAACGTACAGCAGTATGTTGCTTATCGTCCGTAAATTTGGAGTATTATGATGATTGGAAAGATAACAAACTATTTCTTCGGGACATTGCGGAGATGCTCGATAACGTCCTTCAGTATTTCATTGATAATGCTCCTGATAGCATATCACGTGCAAGATATAGTGCTAGTCGTGAACGGAGCATCGGTGTTGGTGCTCTCGGCTTTCATGCTTTTCTCCAAAAGAACAATGTAGCATTTGAAGGTGTGATGGCGAAAGTATTGAACAATAAAATTTTCAAACATATCAGAGGTAAACTAGATGAAGCAAATCTTCAACTCGGTACTGAACGTGGTGAGGCGCCCGATGCCGTGGGCAGTGGCCAGCGTTTTAGTCATCTTATGGCTATTGCTCCAAATGCTTCTTCGTCTATCATTATGGGAAATACTAGCCCTAGTATTGAGCCTTATCGTGCTAACGCTTACCGTCAGGACACTTTATCTGGCTCATTTTTAAATAAGAATCGTTGGCTTGACAAAGTGATTATGAATCATTTGGATCCAAAGGGTGGTTCTGCTCTGACACCAAAAGGTGAAGAACTGTATCAACAAATTTGGTCTTCAATTATTGCTAATGATGGTTCCGTACAACACCTTGATTGGATGGACGAGGACACAAAAGCCGTGTTTAAGACTTCTATGGAAATTGACCAACGTTGGGTGATTGAACATGCCGCAGACCGTCAAGTTTATATTGACCAAGCACAATCACTAAATGTATTCTTCCGACCAGATTCCCATCTGAAATATATACATGCTATTCACTTCTTAGCATGGAAGAAAGGTGTGAAAACATTATATTACTGCCGTTCAGAAAAATTGGCAAAGGCTGATAAGGTTTCCAAGAGAATTGAACGTGATGTAATTAAAGAACTTGATATGACAGCCCTCGCTGAAGGTAATGATTGTATTGCCTGTGAGGGATAAATGTCTCATATAATTGCAAACCTACCAACAGTAAAATGCTTCGTTCGCAAAGAATTTCTTTATGACTTCGAAAAAGGTTATGATGAGTTGGAACCTTGTTGGTGGGTCAGTATTAAATCATTAAGAGGACAAGCATTTCGAATTGAATCTTATTTGAATCAATATGGTGCATTGTATGATAAGTTACCCATCAGTGCATACTGTTGGAAACCTATTGAAGGTGAGCCACTTCCACTTGATTATTTGCAATTGTGGGACTGTCTAAGTTACGATATTACTGTACTGAAGAAAGCCCAACTACAATCGATGAAATGTAAATTCAAATTGAAAAGCGGTGATTGGATGTATGGTGAATATATGTTCACAGTAGATTCGGCACATCCAGATTTTAACGTTATAGATACTGGTCTCTCTGAGGATGTTGAAGACCATAAATCTTATAACTTCATTAAATGTGACAATGGTCAATTTGCATGTCAACCCAATAATAGAATGATTGTGTTTGAGCCATCGAGTAATCCTCGTGAATTAAAGTATCCAGATTTTAAAGTATCAACCAAAAGGTGGTCGGTAGAAACTGAAGCAAAATGGGCTTTAGGTGACACTGATACCGTTATGTACGAAAGAAAAGAAACAAAAACTTAATGATAGAATTAATTTACTTACTCATAGCAACACATATTACAATACTATGTGTTACAATTTATTTACACAGAGGGCAAGCACACAAAGGACTCGAATTTCATCCAATACTAGAACACTTCATGCGTTTTTGGCTCTGGCTAACAACAGGAATGGTTACGAAACAATGGGTAGCAATACACCGCAAACATCACAGGTTTAGTGACAAAGAAGGTGACCCACACAGTCCTCATGTTTTTGGATTTTGGAAAGTTTTATTCAAAGGTGCATTATTATACAATGATGCGGCCAAAGATAAAGACATGATTAACACATATGGTGTCGGTACTCCCGATGATTGGATGGAACAGAATGTATACAGCAAGCATTCTCGTTTGGGAATTACTATGCTGTTGGTCGTAAATTTACTATGCTTTTCTTGGTGGGGATTATTAATTTGGGTAATCCAAATGATTTGGATTCCATTTTGGGCCGCAGGTGTGGTGAACGGCATAGGCCACCGGTTCGGCTACCGCAACGGTGAAACGAAAGATCAGAGTTGTAATATCAGCCCGATTGGTGTTATAATTGGTGGAGAAGAACTACATAATAATCATCATTTGAACCCTGCAAATCCAAAAATGAGCAGGCGTTGGTTTGAACTTGATATGGGTTGGTTATATATAAAATTCTTTAGTATATTGGGATTAATTAAAATTAAACAGGAGCAAAAATGAAAAAACTATTATTAACCTTATTATTCATACCCTTAATTGCATTTGCACAAGGCAAACAAAAAACTGGTGTAACTTATGATGCGGTATTGACAAGAGTTGTAGATGGTGATACAGTAGCGTTTCAGGCTAACTGGTTACCTGATCCACTTAAAAAGGAATTAAGTATTCGTGTTTTTGGTGTTGACACACCAGAAAAAGGTTTTCGTGCTGGATGTCCAGAAGAAGATGCACGTGGTCAAGCCGCTTCTGCATTTACGAAAGCACAAATCAATGCGGCACAAAAAAGACAGATTGTCTTAATGGATTGGGACAAATACGGTGGTCGTGTTTTAGGTGATGTTCTGTTAGACGGAAAAAGTCTCAGAATGATGTTAATTAACAATGGTTTCGCACGTGAATATTACGGTGAAGCTAAAACTTCTTGGTGTAACAAATGAGAAAAATTTTAAGATTTACGGCATCTTGGTGCCAACCCTGCAAAAACTTGGCTAAACAATTAGAAGAAATTGATACAGGCTTACCAATTGAGGTTATTGATATTGACGTTGATACTGAATTGGCATTGGATTATGGAATTCGTTCAGTTCCAACATTAATCATTCTCGATGAAAATGTTGAAGTCAAACGAATGACTGGTTTAGTAACAAAAGAAATTTTGAAGAATTGGATTGAAGCATGATTAAAAAGACATCTTCTAGACTAACGGATGAAAGAAACAATTTCAAACCTTTCAATTATCCTTGGGCTTATGATGCTTGGTTGAAACATGAACAGAGCCATTGGCTTCACACTGAAGTACCAATGGCTGAGGATGTGAAAGATTGGAAAAAGAAATTAACGGATCAAGAAAAACAATTTCTTACCAACATTTTCCGATTCTTCACTCAAGGTGACATTGATGTTGCCGGTGGTTATGTTCGTAATTACTTGCCTTATTTTCCACAACCAGAAGTACGAATGATGCTGATGGGTTTTGCCGCACGTGAAGCACTTCATATTGCCGCTTACTCACATTTGATTGAAACACTAGGCTTGCCTGAAACAACATATAATCAATTCTTGGACTACCAAGAAATGAAAGACAAGCACGATTATGTTTTAGATATTGCAAGCAAAAATGGAACAAAAGAGAATACTGCACGCCACATCGCCGTGTTCAGTGCATTTACTGAAGGTATGCAGTTATTCTCGTCTTTTGTTATGTTGTTGAATTTCCCACGCACAGGCAAGATGAAGGGTATGGGTCAGATTGTGACTTGGTCTATTGTCGATGAGACAATGCACGCCGAGAACATGATGAAATTATTCAAAACATACATAAGCGAGAATCAGGAAATCTGGAATGATGAATTAAAATCATCCATCTACACTATTGCAGAACGCATGGTTGAACTAGAAGATAAGTTCATTGATTTGTCGTTTGGTATGGGTGAGATGGAAGGTCTGACAAGTGATGATTTGAAAAAATACATCCGATATATTGCTGACCGCAGATTGATTGGTTTAGGTATGAAGGGTATTTTTAAAGTCAAACGCAATCCATTGCCATGGGTTGAAGAGATGATTAATGCACCAACTCATACTAACTTTTTTGAAAATCGTGCAACAGACTATGCTAAAGGTGCCACAACAGGAGACTGGGGTGACGTTTGGGCATAAAATAAGAAGGATAAAAAATGTCTGAAAAAATTACAACCGCAGAGTGTGAAAATTGTGAATCAACCTGTGAAATTGCGTTTGAAGAAGATTATGTGTCAGATGAATCTCCCACCTTTTGCCCGTTCTGTGGTGAAAGAATCGAAGTCCTAAATGAAGAATATATAGAAGATGAGGACTTTGATGAGAATGAGGAATGGGACAAATAAATTGGCAATACGACAATAAAGATTTTACAGAAAATGATGTGGGTGATAATTATGGCTTTGTCTATATTATCACCCATTTAGTTACAGGTAGAAAATATATTGGTAAAAAGTTTTTTTATTCTATGAAAACGAAAGTTCTCAAAGGTAAAAAGAAAAGGTACAAAACACCTTCGGACTGGCAAACTTACTACGGATCTAGTGCCGAGTTGCAAAATGATGTTATACTACATGGGAAGGATAACTTCAAAAGAGAAATCTTACACCTATGTAAATCAAAAGGTGAATGTGGTTATCTGGAAGCTAAAGAACAGTTTGACCGTAGTGTATTAGAATCTAATGATTACTACAATGCATGGATTATGGTCAAAGTGAGAAAGTCACACATTAAGGCATTCAATGAAAGAATTCTTGCAACAATTAAAGAATAATGATTTTGATGGAATTAATTTCTATCGCAACGAGGATGGTGATTTGGAATTCTCACAATTTCAATTTAAAAATCCAGGTGAAAAAGTTGGTGGAACAGAATTAGGAGACTACTTTGATATTATCATTGTACAAGATGATCCACCAAAAATGCCAGAACGATTTCAAGCAATTCTAACCTCACCAATAGATTATATTGGCCGAATGGCAGAAGATGGTTTTTATGGTGTCGTTACAAAATTTACCACAACATCGAAAGAAGTTATGGATAATATTATGGCTGGAATGGAAGATGAAACTTTTGAATATATTAAAGATTATGAAAAGGAAATGAAAAATGTTTGATAAGTATGAATTGAAAGAGATTTTGACAAATAGTGTATCCACAGTTGTGTTCACTAAAATTGATGGCACAGAACGTGAACTTAAATGCACACTTCTACCCGAATATCTACCTGCACAACCTGTTGTTGAAGGACAACAGTTGTTAACAGAGGGCTTGACAAAAGCAGAAAATCCGAATACACTCTCGGTTTGGGATATGGAAAATAACGGTTGGCGTTCTTTCCGTCTCGATTCTGTAAAGGCTGTA